ATTGCTCATAAGAAGCGAGATTTGGTGAAGCAGGTTGAGGAAAAACCTGCTCAACCAAAAATTTTGTCCTTGGTTTATGAGCATGGTTGTCAGTTCTGTATATATCAAAAGGAGTTGTACGTGCGACAGCAGGGAGTTGCTGTAGGTCCAACAGGCCAATTGTTGCCCATTATAGAGAGCAACCAGTTGGTACATAATGTGGTTGACCATGGGTATGGTTATGTTGTAACTCAAGCCGAACGAGGAGTAGACTGTATGGCAGTAGCCTCTGTTCAACGTAACATAACACCCGTTGCATGTTCCAATTCTCCTTATGAGGGTCTTTTGGTCCACCCTTTCCTTAGCCAGTTGAAGACGGAATTTCCAAGTGCAACTAAACAGGTTGCACATGCCAGAACTGCAGCTATGGCATTGTGTCAAAAACACTATCCCACTGTACCATCCCAATTTATGGAGTTCACCATAACATTTTTCTTCGCAGAGAAAGAGATGTTTTCGGTTGACGTTGAGAGGCTCAACACAGAAGAGGGGGTGCGCGAGGCTGAGGCATATCAGAGACTTGGTGTGGTCACTGAATATGCCTTGCCTTGGCGTTCATATGGTACAGATGCCAATGTTGCTTTTAGCTGGGAATGTCGGGAAGATGTTAGTCTTGTAGTTGATAAATGTAAAGGTGTCAAAACCTTTTTTGATGGTTATGATTCCCTTGGAGTTGAGAAGGAATCTGAGTACCACGTTTTTGAAACTACGAGTAATGCTAATCCTAGATTTTACCACACACATATGTTTCAATTTACTGGTGATGACGATAAGAGGTTTGTGGCTTATGAACCAAATGGTCATAACGCAAACTTAGCTTTGAAAAGAATTTTTGGTTGTAATGACTGGAATGATTTGTATATGTTTTACCAATACAATCTTACCCCAGCTTATATGTCTGATACAAATTTTACAGACCAAGATGTGTTTTCATTGTTAAGAGTCGATGTCACCAAGAATTATTATGTTGTGGGTAAGGGAGAGCATGTGCATCATGTTCCTCGGCTACCAGACAGTGATGAGATAGATTACCCATTAGATCCTTGTTATGAAGAGTTGGAAACAGGTGTTCACAACCAGGCGCGGGCGTACATACAAGAAGTTTCTAAGAGGACTCGTGAGATCACAGGGTACGATGGAGGTGTTGATATTGTGGAGTTGTATAGGAAAGTCAGGTCAGCGGTACAAACCGGTAGGCAAAGGCTAATTGCCAAGTGTGACCAGACTTATTTGGATATGTTTGTTGATACATTGGGGAATGCCAAAGAATGGGCATACGGGCATTGTGCTGTCGCATATTACCGTGTACTAGATATTTGGCACCAACGCAATTTCAATGTTGAAGCTATCCAACACCACAAAAAAGCACTACGTAGGGCATGGTTTAAAGGTATTCAACTAAATCAAGAGAAGGATTGTTTAGTTAAGAAAATCATGCTCAACGTTAAGAAAGAGTGGGCCAAGCCAGGCAAGGCAGGTCGACTCTTTGCATCGTACAATGTGGGGGGCATTTATGCACCTGAATTGCCTGAGTTTGTTAAGGCATGTATTCATGGTGCACATGTGTTTCAGGGTCCATTGTGTGACGTCACAATATATATTATGAGCAAGGCCAAGGATGACGAGATAAATCAAGTTTTCCAGCAGGCCTTGGAATATCGTGAGAATAAAAATCACATATTTTATATAGTATATTCTGATGATTCATGTATGATCGGC